TGGCTTCCCACATGGCGTCGTCCGCTTTGGTGACGAGCACCCAGCTTCCTTTCGCGATGGTCTCGCTTTCGACGACCATGTCCACCGGAGCGATGTAACTTTGCACCACCGTGCCCGCTCCTGGCGTGAAGTCATGTTGTGTGTCGATGTTGCGATAGTGTTCCATGAAGCCGTGGGCCGCCTTCTCAATCTCTTCAGCGGTCATGTAGTCGTCATGTGCGTCCGGCACATCCGGCTCATACACGACGCCATACACGAGCTTCTGCGGGTCATCTTGTTTCGTGATGACCTTGACGTCCGTCGTGAACGTCGGCGCCTCATCCGAACTCTTCATGAGGAAGAATTTCTTCTGGTTCGCGCCTTTGTTGACATAGGAGACGTGTGTGACCGTGGCATTTTTAAGCAATCGTGGCATCTATTTCTCACCCCCTTTCCCTAGAAGATTTCGTCGAGTTCATTCAACGTGTTCTGGCGTATGACTTCCTTCTCAAGCTCCGACAGTTGGATGATGTTCTCGTCCACTTTCGGGATTGTCGTACAATGGCAGCGCACCGACTCTTTGGCCGGGAGTGACGGGTCACGCGGGAACCGAGCGGCATAGCCACCGACGTCAAAAAGACCGCTCACCTTGTCGATGACGGTCCCGGATAGTTCTACATGGTTCTGACGCGGTTTGTTCTTCCGTGCACCCGTATGAACCCACTGGATGCCGACGACGCTCGGGGATTGCAGGTAGGCTTCGTGTTCCGACACCGAATAGGCGCGGAGCATCTCGGTGATGGCGGTCGTTCGAGCGCGGACACGGGTGAACTCTGGTAGGTCGAGCAACTTCCGCTCGAGCACTGGTACACCCTTTCCGCTCGTCAGCACGTCTTGGATGGCATCGCTCACCGCGTCGTGAGCCGTCGTCTGCATGAGTGTGCCGAGCTTCGGACCCCAGTCGTCGAGGAACCCGACCGCACGGGACGAGAATTGACTGACGCCGAGGTTCTTGTCCGGCATGAGGAGCGGGACCAGTTCGTTGAGGAGCGCCGTGTTCGTCGCCGTGACGAGGTTCGCCAGTTGGACACCGAAGGCATCACCCCCGAATGTTTTGGCAATCATGTCATCGGTCAGCTCGCCCCGCTCCATCAAATCGAGCAGGACACTCAAATGATACGTCTGTTGTCCCGCGAGTAGTCCGTCGATGGCGACCTCGAGCGACTTGATCTGTTCGAGCAGATAGGAGGCGTTCAATACCTTCATCTCCTCGAGCAACGCCTTCAGCTCGTCGTCCTCCGCCTTGAAGATGACGTCCGTCACGACACCGAGCTCACAGAGCCGGCACATTACGCGTCTCTCCCATGTAAGAGGCGACGTACTTGACCTGCCACCTCACCGAGATCATGGTCCCCATAGGCTTTTGCCATCGGTTCGAGAGCGGGCGTAGGAGCGGTGCTTCCTGGCGTGTTGTACGATTCATCCTTGAACGGTTCGAGGTCTTTGCCGAGCACACGGCCCAGCAAGTCCCGTACATCGTTCGGGGCGACCGCTCCCGCCTTGACGAGGACGTCCAAAATACGCGCCGTGTCGTCTGGGTTCTCGATTTTCGGAGCATCGAGCGTCACTTCGACGTGTTGGAACCCGTATTCCTTGAACAAGCGGTTGATGCGCCAAGCGAGCGCGGCCCGTTCCGGTTGGAATACCTGTTCCTCGGTCAGCTCACGTGCCGTCTCGACCGTCGCGCGGTTGTAATCACTCGACAATCCGACGTAAATCGGTGGGAGTCGGTACTTCGAGAGCACCTTCTCGCGCATCTTGTCGCTGTATTCGAGGAACAACGCGTCTTCTTGGAGTACGTCCGCCATCTTGACGAGTTCGGCGCGCCCTTTCTTCTTCGCCGCCTCGAGCGGGTCCATGTCTTCAGGTACCGTCGTCTCGACGCCGAGCCACAGAATCTTGTGACGGGCGGATTTGCCACCTTTGGCGTACTGGCTCAAGGTCGCCTCCGTCTCCGGGGTCAGTTGGGCGTTCTCCGTGAGGAAAGCGAGCGGTGTATGCCGTCCGTTCATGAAGTAGTCATAGTTCAACTCTCCGGCCTCTCGATCACCGAGGATGTCGAGGAGCGTCCCAATCCAACGGGGCACCCCGTACGCACCGTCCCCGATTTTGAGATGCAGCACTTCTGACGCCGTCCCTTTCGCCGACTCACCAATCGAACCGTCGACATTGAGTGATGTCGTATCACCGAGCGCCTTGTACCAGACCTCGTTGACGCCGTCGCGGTAGCAGTAGCGGCGATACTTCTTGCCGTCCGCTCCCGTCATCTTCTTCGTGACGAGCATATGGACCGGGTCGATGTTCTCGAGCCCCACGACCTCACCACGCAAGTTACGGAGCACTTCGATGTACGCCTCTCCCGTCTCCTCGCGGTGTAGGACGGCCGTCTCGAATACCTCTTTGAGCGGCATGTCGTCATTGAGCGAATTGAGCAGGTCTTCCATGCGGCTCCATTCGGCTTTCTTCTGGCTCGTCTCGCCTGTCGTCGTCTCATCCTCGATATACTTCGGGCTGATACCGAACCCGGCGATGTTCTGTTTGTATGCCTCATTACACTGGCTCAGGATGGTCGAGTACTCCATCAAGGCCCGTAGCATGCTCTTGTCATACGGCGGCGACAGCAACGTCTGACTGTTGTCGATAAATTGCGTCTCGCTCTTTTGAATTGGGATGACGAACTCCTTACCGTCGAAAATCTTTGCGCCCATCGGCTCACCTCCTGATTAGAACGCCGCGGTACGCTTGCCGCGCCGCTCGTTCGGTTTAGTCTTCCGGTCTTTGTATTCCAGTGCGTAGCGGAGTGCATCCATCAAGTGGTTGTACTCGTCAATCGGCTTGTTGAGCATGTCGCCCGACAAGCGGTCTTTCGCCCACACATAGTTGTTGATTTCGATGATGAAGTTCGTGCAGCGGGGATGGATGATAATCTCGTACTCCTGTATCTTCTGGATACCAGCAAGGATACTGTCTTTTCCTTTACGTGCAGCAACCAATCGGGTAATCCCTAATCGTTTCAAATCCTCAATCGACTTCGGCTCAGCGCTGTCAGCCACGATACGGCGTTTGTGGGCTTGCTTGTACTTGAGCATCGCCGCAATCTCCGAGTTAAGCATGCCCGGTTGATAATGCTCGTCACAGATATAGAGGCGTTTGTTCTCCTCGTCCACCGCCACGTCAATGAAGGCGGTCGGGTCGACGCTGAATCCGAAGTCAAGCCCGGCATAGGATTCGAGAGTGAGATCCCGCTCGAACTCTTCCACCTTGAAGCGGTCGAACACGAGCCCGTCGGCAATCCCCCATTCGCCGTCGCACACAATCTTGGCACGGCGTGGGTTCGTCTTATACAGGTCCTCGAAACGCTTCTTATCCGTCTCATCGAGCCATTCGTTGACACGGAACGTCGTTGTGAGCGCGAACGTGTTGTCTCGTCGTGTCGCCTCATCGAAGAACACGCGCTTTAGCCAGTGCCGCTCACTCCACGGGTTGAATGTCACCGTGATCTGCTTGAAGAAGTCTGGCGCGTCATAACTACCGCGGATCGACTCGACGACGGTCGAGAACTTGTCTTCCGTCTCAATCTCGAATGCTTCCTCGAACCATGCCCAACACAAGATGCCGTGTTCGACGGTGATGGATGTGATTTTGAGCGGGTCATCGAGTCCGCGGAACAGAATCTTCTGCCCTGTCGGCTTGTACGTCAGCTCTGGGAGCGATTCATTCGTCTTCCATAGGTGTGAGACGCCTAAATGATTGATGGCCCACTTTAAGTCGGTATATGTGGACTGTTGAAGCGTATTCGAGAAACGTCGGATGATTAGTAGGTTTGCCCACGGATGTTTCATCATGCGCTTAACGAAGTTGATGGCCGTCGTCTTCGACTTCTTCGACCCGCGGGAACCCTTCACCACACGATAGAAGGATCGGTCGTGCCAGAAGCGATTGTACCCGCCGCCGATGAGTTGTTTAAGACTTACTGCCTTAGTCATCGTCCGGCACGTCCTCGATAAAGACAGGTGTCGTCACTTCGACTTCCTGTCGATCCGTGAACAGCGCGTACCGCTTGCCAAGCAATTCAGCGGCTTTCGTTCGCTCAGAGACGGTCGGTGTTTCTTGGTTGACCATTTGGGCACCGCCACCTACTCCAACAAGCGTCGTCCCTTTCGCTTCACCCCTTAAAACAGCGGTGAGGTATTCAAGGACTTCGTCTTGCGAGGCGATGAGGGATGATTCTTTCTCTGCCATCCGAGCGTCGATATAAGAACGGATGATAAGTTTTGATAAGTTTTGTGCCCCAATCTCTTGCGCTGTCTTCTCGCTATATCCCGCTCGTATCGCCGCTTGCGTTGCGTTCAAATCAATCAGATACTCATCACAGAATCGTTTCTGCTTCGGCGTCAGCTTGCTCATCTCATCGCCTCCTTTCGTTTATGTCTACAAGGCCGCGCACGTTAAGGGGAGTCGGGAGGATGTCGACACGTGAGCGGTATTCTAGGCATAAAAAAGACGCCCGATGAGGGGCGTCGTGTGATGCGTCAGTCGCATCTGCTTCGTTAGTTGAACAGGGACTAGTCCGTTCGCTTGTTCGCCACTAGGACGAATCGTATAAATCGGTGAACGTAGCAATTAGCCACATTGAAGTAAGCGAGAACTCGGAGCGAGCCTGAGTCGAAATTGTCGGCTTCGGTGGGTGGAGGTTCGTCCGAGTCCTCTACTCTTTGAGTATACCGCGGGGAAATCGCGTTTCTCTCTCGAAATTCTCTGTATTTTCTCTTTACGTTTCAGTCTACTTCTTATTTAACGCGAAAGTGTTCCCATTTTGTTCCCGTTTTGTCCTTGTTCTTTTGAAACAGTCGGTCCCAACTATATTTAAACAACCCCACACTTGCGCCAAACCACACAGCACCCAAGGTTAAGAGGAATGCTCTCCCTGGTTCGTATCCACCAATGAGCATAAACATGTGATACATTGCAATCGAACCGTATACAACAAGCATTGCGTCTTGATATCTCATCACTTGCCTTCCTCCTTCATCCGATCCACACCTCACCAAACAGCAACGCATAAATCAGAAGAGCCAAGCAACCATAGCCGAAGCAAAGGATGATGTAATTGAGCTTATCTTTCAATTTCATTTGTCCGCCTCCGTTTGTTCTCGGTAGTACGCTTCGTCCATTGCTCGAATTTCCTCTAAATGTTGTGCGTAGAAAAAACTTTTCATCATATCAATACGCACCTTTTTTTCTACCTCACCTAGCTCTTTTATAAGTTCGTCCAATGTTTTCTTAGGTTTATCTGTCACTTCCTCGCCTCCTCCATCTCTAAATCTTCCGACAATATGTCGTAAATTTCTTTGACCTGTTCAGCAAGCAATCCGTAGCCATTATCAACCGTGTTCTTGAGTTTAATCTTTGCATGTAGAACTTTTCTCTGGTTCTGCTCTTTCTTTACCGTTCGTTCTAACTCCTTATACAAACACAAATCAATTAGTTTCACAGCCTCATTCAGCGTTTCGTTAATCAATTCGTCAAACCCAACGATTCGTTTAGTGAAATCCTCGTCTGATGTTCGCCCGTGCCTCTGAGCCATGTACTCAAATCCTAGTGTGTTGTTCATCAAGTTTAACTTGTCTTTGATTCTCATCATATTGAATTCATGTTCTGTCACTTCGTAGCCTCCTTATGTCTCATCAACTTGTCCAGCACCCGCCACTGCCACTTGTACATCTTCTTGTATGCTAACTGTCGGAAACTTTTATATGCACTCCCTTTTCTCAATATCACCAAGGAACCGCAGACGATGAGAGGGTAGAATAAAAGGTTGATTAGTTTTTGTTTTGTCACTCCCCCTCGCCTCCTTCCGTATCTTCTATGATGACCCGTACTCGTTTGCCTTTATGTTCCGCTAGCACATCACTAAGCATCGTCTCGCCGTACAAGAGCCCGTCCATCACCCAGTACGATTGCCCATCTTGTTCTCGTTCGTAGTAATCGAGCACACAATAGACGTCAACCAGCTTCTTATTCACTCCCCTTCGCCTCCCAACGCGTCATAGCATCTCTGGCAATAGCCCTTGCTCCCTCCGAAGATGTCCGGCTGTTGGAGCGTCGCTTCCTTGCCGCAATCACAATTGTGCTCGTACCCCGCGATGCGCCGGTTGCGCTCGATCAAGACGTTGACTTGCTCCGGTGTCAGTTGCATCAGTACACCCCCGATGCGATGCGGCGGAAGTTCTCCTCGTTCTTGAGGTCGTAGGCGACGCGAATCTCGTCTGTCGTGTAGTCGAGTCGTTCCATGAGGGCTGTCGTCAAGGCAAGTCCGTATTTCATGTTGGCGCTCAAACGAATCGCTTTTAACACGTCGACCATTTCTGCTCTCTTGATAGAACTCTCATAGTGTTCGTAACCATGCTTAACTTCGGCATAGTATTCACGCTCTGCCTTACGCTCAATCGCCAGTCCCGCAATGAAGTGCAAGATGTCGCAATACTCGTCTGCAATCTTCGCGCGGTCGTTTGGCTTGAATGACCACCACTTGTACGTCTCCTTGAACTCCTTGACGAACTCATCCACCTCGATCAGTCCGGCGAGGTCACGTACCTCCATGTCTGGGATGAAACGCGGGTTCTTCATAAACGCTGCGTCCAGTATCCGTTGCTTCTCGATGATGTAGTCCCATAGCTCTTTCGTCAGTATCATGTGTATTCCTCCTATTAAGTAAATTCGATTGTATACCGGCGTTCAAAACCCTCGATTGCACTTGCGGACATCGGAAGGTACTCGGGTTCGATAAGGGAGAGAAACATAGGCTTGAGTGCCATTGAAATTGCCCCGTCACTCTCCCGTCGAAAATCTAGGACATCTTCCACGCCGAGTATTGCATCATCATTCATATACCGCTTGATGTTGGAACATATTTTGAAATAGTCATTTACGTTTTCTGCTATCGAGTAAATGTTGAACGGTTTCCCTTCCAATTGCTCCAAAAACGACTGGTAGAATCCGCTCAACTCACTCTCGGGGATTTTCAACTTATCAAGTGCCCAACAATCAAGGTCCGGCATACTAAACTTCGTAGCCCGAAAGATAAATCTCAATTTCATCGTGTCGAACGGGTCCATCTTCTCCGCCTCCTAAAATAGTCTCATTTGTCCGTCGTCCCGCTCCAAGGGTCTCACCTTCGGTTCGGGCTTCGGCGCCTCTGCCATCGGCTCTGGCGCTTCTACACGCACGGATTCGGGTTCTTGCTCAATCCCGAGCAGTTCGTCCATCATGCGCTTGATGCCGTCATACGACGTGTTGTCCGCGACCTCGTAACACGCCTCTGCCTGTCGCTTGAACAACGCCTCGTCCTCGTCCGTCCAGTCGCGGTGACGCAACGTCATGTCGTCGCCCGCTTCCTCGTAGTAAAACAGCTTGCCCCGGTGGAGATAGGCGACATAGATGAGTTCGTCGCCCTGCCCCTGCCAGTATTGCGTGAATGCGATGGTGTTGCCGATGAAGTCGTCCATGTCGCCGCCTCCTTTTATGGGGTCATGCTGTGGAAATCATAATTTTATCGGGTCAACGTTAACCAAATCTTTTTCTAAAAACCAGCTTGATTTAACCCCCGCAACTAGACCATCAATGTCTTCCGTCGTTTGAAAAAGATAGACGCGGGTTGATGTACTGG